AGTTGGCAACTTGGTGACTTTAAGACAGCAGTAATACACGGAACTAAAGCAGTAGAGATAAACCCAAATGATGAACGCTTGGTTAAAAACCTAGAGTTCTATAAGAGTAAGGTAGAAGATGGCAACCCTTAACGATATCATCAGTGAGATTCGTTCCTCACTAGCAGGCTTTACCCTGCGACAGGATAGAATCACATATCTGACCAGTGCAATAAACACAACAGATACCGCTATCCAGATTGGCTCATCAGCCAACCTTGCTAAAGGTATTATTGAAATTGATAACGAACTAATTTGGATTGATAACTTTACTCAGTCTAGTAACATTATGAACGCGGCTCCTGGGTTTGGTCGCGGATATCAGGGAACATCAGCTGCGCCTCACGCAGTCAACTCACAGGTAATTCTTACTCCTACCTTCCCACGTACTAACATCCAGCAGGCAATCAACGATACCATCAACTCTGTCTATCCTAAACTCTGGGCTGTTTACTCAACTACATTTACTTTTAACGCAAGCCAGACAACGTATGCGTTGCCAGATGATGCAGAGAATGTTCTCTATATGTCTTGGCAGACAACAGGCTCAAGCCGTGAATGGCTACCAATCAAGCGTTGGCGTCAAGACCTTATGGCTAACGTAGCAACATTTAACACACAGAAGACTATTAATATCTACGAGAACATCCAACCTGGTAGAACAGTTCAGGTCTGGTATATGGCTAAGCCACAGACAATGACTAGCGGTACTGATGAGTTCAGTTCAGTTACTGGTCTACCAGAATCTTGCCGAGATGTAATCGTCTATGGCGCAGCCTATCGTCTGCTCTCATTCATTGACCCAGGTCGTATCAACCTTACATCTGCTGAAGCAGATCTTGCAGATAGCAAGGTACCGGGCGCTGCAGGCGGTAATGCGTCTCGTTACATCTACGCACTATACAACCAGCGACTACAAGATGAGTCACTCAAACTTTCAGACCTATTCCCGATACGTCTACACTACACAAAGTAAGGCAGGATAATGACACGTAAATACTCCAGTACGTCGGTAGCGACAACACTTGCAGCGGGTGTAAACAGCTCTGCCTTAAGTATCACAGTAGCATCTGGTACAGGTGCCGCTCTTATGGGTGGCGTAACACTAGGCGCTGGCAACGTAGACTCGTTTGCAGTTGCCCTTGACTATGACACCATCAACGAAGAAATCGTATGGGTTACCAATATCTCAGGAGACGTACTTACAATCGTACGTGCTGAGGCAGGGACTACAGCAATTGCACATACAGCAGGTGCATCGGTAAAGCACGTCTTTACTGGAGATGACGCAACATTCTTTACAGCAGGAGTAGCCACAGCAGATGGAGCAATCCAGAAGAGCTTGGTAACTGCTAAGGGCGATATCATCGCAGCAAGCACAGCGTCGACTGTAGACAATCTTGCAGTTGGTACTAACGGCTATGTCTTGACAGCAGACTCAACTGCAACGCTTGGCGTTGCTTGGGCGGCCCCTGCTACACCTACACTCAACCTTACGCTTAACGCACAGACTGGTACTACCTACACTCTAGTAGCATCAGATGTTAACAAGTTAGTTACCTTGTCTAACGCTAGCGCTATTACGCTAACAGTGCCTAACGGTGTCTTTACTACAGGCCAGCAGATTCACTGCCAGCAAATCGGTGCAGGACAGGTCAGCATCGCAAGCGATGGAACTACAGTCCTTACATCAACAGGTGCTACATCTACTTCTCCTAAACTACGAGCACAGTACTCAGCTTGCACAATCGTCTGCACATCAAGCAATAACTTCACCGTGATCGGGGACCTCAGTTAATGCCAATCCTAGGAATTATAGCTTCATCATTTCGTAGTGCCGCTGGTCCAGTAGGTGCCTATGATTCTTTGGCTACAGTGACATTGTCTACCACAGCATCATCGATTACCTTTACTGGTATTCCTAGTGACTACAAGCATTTACAGATTCGTGCAATTCAAGCAACGACAACAACTGATGATGACATTGAATGTCGTTTCAACTCAGACACAGGATCTAACTATTCAGTCCACAGACTTCGTGGTAACGGAAGCGCAGCCTCAGCTGATGGTTATGCAAACGTGACACAGTTTGAAGTAGGTCGCAGCCCTAGCGCTGCTAGCACTTTTGGGCCACTTGTGTTTGATATTTTAGATTATGCAAATACCAATAAGTATAAAACAGGGCGCTCGCTATTTGGTAGCGATGGAAACGGTAGCGGATGGATAATGCTTAGTTCTGGCAACTGGCGCAATACTGCTGCAATTACAACAATTCAGTTACGTCCTAGTGCTGGCGGTAATACATTTACAGCCAACTCATCTTTTGCTTTGTTTGGAGTGAAATAATATGGCTACCAATACATACGTCGCACTTGATAAGAAAACAATTTCAGGTTCATCTACAACATCAATTACTTTTACATCCGTTCCTTCCACATACACTGATTTAGAATTAGTAATAAATGCAAGGTCTGTTGGCTCATCAGATTACGCTGCTCGAATTTCGTTTAATGGAGATACCTCAAGCGGTTTATATTCTTGGAGACTTATACGAGGGGATGGAAGTTCTGCATCAAGCCTTCAGTACTCTAATCAAAATGATATTGCTTTAACCACTAACTACAGTATTATGCAAACCCCTTCAACTATTAGAGTAAATTTGCAAAATTATGCTAATAGCAATGTCAATAAAACAATAATCGGAAGATTCAATCAGGTTAATACCGCTGGTGGTACAGCATCGGCTTACGTCGGACTATGGCGTAACACGAATGCAATTACATCTATCACGGTATCTATTGGCGGAGATTACTTTGCCGACGGCTCCACATTCTCGTTGTATGGCATCAAAGCACAGGTAACACCTGGTACAGCCAAGGCAACTGGTGGAACTATTACCTACGATAATTTTGGAAGAGTTATTCACACATTTACTTCATCAGGAACATTTACTCCTAGTGAATCATTATCTTGCGATTACCTTGTAGTTGCGGGTGGAGCAGGAGGAGCATCTGACTTTGGTGGTGGTGGAGGTGCAGGTGGTTATCTCACTTCATCAGGTTTAGCAGTTACTGCAACAGCATACACAATCACTGTTGGTGCAGGTGGTGCAGGAACTGCAACTACTATTCCAAATGGAGTTTCAGGTAGTTCATCAGTATTTTCAAGTATTACTTCATCTGGTGGCGGTGGTGGCGGTAGCTTTACTGTTAACGGTGCCGATGGTGCTTCAGGCGGTGGCGGTGCTGGATCTAATAACAGCACTGTAAGAACTGGTGGAGCAGCAACACCTGCAGGACAAGGTAATGCTGGTGGCGGTGGTGGAATTAACCCTTCAGCAGGTCGCGTATCAGGCGGTGGCGGTGGTGGTGCTGGAGCAGTCGGTCAGACTGCACCAAACATCGACAACGGCGGCGCTGGTGGCGCTGGTCTTGCTAACACTATTACTGGTTCATCTGCAAATTATGCAGGTGGCGGTGGTGGTGGTATCGGCGTTAACTCAACAGGTTCTGGTGGTGCGGCTACATTCGGTGGTGGTGCAGGAACTAAGGGTGCAACAAATGGAACCGCTGGAACAGCCAACACAGGTGGCGGTGGTGGCGGAACTGGTTCTGCTACTGGTGGCAACGGCGGCTCAGGTATTGTCATTATTAGGTATCAGGGTTAAGGGGAAATAAATGCCAGCCAATTATGTTTTGTTAGAGCGTATTGAGTTAAACGCCAGCGCTGCCAGTATAACATTCAGCAACATCCCACAGTCGGGCTATACCGATTTGAAGATTGTATCAAGTACCAGAGGAAACTTCGCTGGTTTATACGATGAGCTACGTTTAAGATTTAACGGTTCATCAACTGGATATTCTTTTAGGAATATCTATGGCAACGGTGCATCTGCTGTTTCTGGAACTTTTGATGCTTATTCATTTGGTGTAGGCTCTACAGCAACAGCAAATACATTTTCTAATGACGAAGTTTATATTCCAAACTACACATCATCAAATAATAAATCTTGGTCATCTGATTTTTCTGGAGAAAATAATGGAACCACTGCGTTCTGTGGTCTATATGCAGGCCTTTGGTCTAATACAGCAGCAATTACAAGCATTGTAATTAGCCTTGCTTCAGGCACAGCAATTCAAGCAGGTAGCACCTTTTCACTCTACGGTCTAGCCGCAGTAGGCACTACACCTGCTATCGCTCCTAAGGCTAGCGGTGGAAACATCACTACTGATGGCACTTACTGGTACCACACATTCCTTTCTAGCGGAACATTTACTCCTGCAACTAACTTAACTTGTGATTATCTAGTAGTTGCAGGTGGAGGTTCTGGCGGTGGTGGATACCCAGGTGGTGGCGGTGCAGGTGGACTGCGTTCTACAGTTGGAACAACTGGAGGCGGTGGCTCATTAGAGTCACCAATATCCGTAACATCAAATACAAATTATACAATTACAGTAGGCGCAGGTGGATCCGCTGTAACAACTTCAGTAATTGGAAACAACGGAAACAATAGTACTTTTTCCACAATCACCTCAATCGGTGGTGGTGGCGGTGGTAACGGGAATACTGGTTCTAATCCGCCTGGCGCTTCAGGAGGTTCTGGCGGTGGTGGCGGTGGTGCAAACACTGGAACATCTTCTGGAGGCGCTGGCACATCAGGTCAGGGCTACGCTGGTGGTACTGGTAATAGTGGAGGTGCTGCATTTGGCGGCGGTGCTGGTGGTGGCGCGGGCGGGGTTGGCGCTAACGGCGGAAGTGGCAACAGCAATGGCGCAACTGGTGGTATAGGTGTAGCAATCTCTGCATTTGCAACTGCAACAAATACTGGTGTTAGTAATTATTATGCTGGCGGAGGTGCTGGAACTATCGATGGTGGCACTGGGTCTCAAGGTATCGGTGGTGCAGGTGGTGGCGGAAATGGTTCAGTCGGCTGGAATGGAACAAGTCCAACACCAGGAACAGCCAACACAGGTGGCGGAGGTGGAGCAGGGCTTATCCATCAATCCAAAAATGGTCAAGCAGGTGGTTCTGGTGTAGTAATTATTAGATACGCAATGGCATAAGGAGAAACAAATGGCACATTTTGCAGAGATAGATAGCAACAACATTGTGACTCGTGTACTTGTAGTACCCGACGATCAGGAGCATCGTGGTCAGGATTTCTTGGCTAACGAGTTGGGACTTGGCGGTACTTGGGTACAGACCAGTTACAATGCACGTATCCGTAAGAACTATGCAGGTATCGGTTACACATACGATGCAGGACGCGATGCGTTCATCGCTCCTAAGCCAGAGTGCCACCCAGATAAGGTGACATTCGACGAAGAGACTTGCATTTGGTCTTGTCCAGATGCTACCCACGTAATCATCCTAGGAGAAGAAAATGTCTGATAAGAAACTAATCGTTGATCTTGCTAAGGGAACACAGACTTATGTGGACCTAACGCCAGAAGAGATTGAACAGCGTGCAGTAGATGCACAGGCTGCAGCCATTGAGAAGGCTGAGCGTGATGCTGCAGAGCAGGCTAAGGCAGATGCCAAGCTATCAGCGCAAGCAAAGCTAGCAGCATTGGGATTGACAGGCGAAGAAGTAGCAGCACTCACCGAATAATTTAAGGAGAAGTAAATGGCTTATGGAAGTGATATCAGTGAGCGCTTACCGGCGGTCCTATCGAATCCAGCAGGCAGTACAACATACACACCTACTGGGTATTCCTACGATATCGCTATCGCAGGTTTGCCATTCTTTGTATCTCCTTTAGATGATTCGCCTTATCGTCGCGTAACAGCCCAGTACCGTAAGAACCAGTTTGATACCAGCCGCGAGCCAGGTGAGCAGACGCTCACTGGTTGGTGGCTACGTTCACAGTCATCATTCCATTTTGGTCAAGGCATTAAGTTCTTTGAGCCAGCACAGGATGAGTCGCTACGCTTTCAGTACACAGAGTCTAAGGGCTTAGATGTATGGACCAAGGGTCAGGCTACCCTGCTTCCTTCTTGTACTTCAGCACACATTGTTACTGGTGGTATTCAGTCCAGTGATCGTCCTTGGCAGATTATGCGTTCTATCAAGTACAACGATACAGATGCTGTACTTCTGTGGGATGAGTACGATGTAGACAAGATTACAGCAGATGGAACAGTAGTTCACTTTATTGACTATAACTCTGGTACAGATGAACCTGTTTATGCTATCTGTGATGATGGCGTCTATGCCTACTGGGTGACTAACAAGACAGCAGGCGGAGCTAACAAGATTCACGTCTACAAGAAGTTGCTTACTGCTGACTCAACAACTTCCCCAACGCTTATGTTCAATGCCACTGGCATTGTCGTAAGTAACGCTGTTATGGAATACACAAAAGAACGTATTGTTATGGCAGTAAATGACAAGGTGTATGAGTTTGCTACTACTGCAACTACCTTGCCTACTGCGGTCTATTCACATAACGACCCAGACCACATCTTTACTAGCATCACTTCAAGCGGTGCTGCAATCTACATTGCTGGCTACTCAGGTATCCAATCTAATATCTACAAGTTTACCCTTGAGACAACAGGCGCTATGCCTACCTTGACCAGCGCTATCACAGCAGCTGAGCTACCAGTAGGTGAGCGTTGCTTTAAGATTAGTTATTACCTGCGCTATCTGCTTATTGGTACAGACCAAGGCGTACGCATCGCTGATGCTTCAGCAGCAGATGGTTCTATTGCCTACGGTCCATTACTCTTTGAGTCAGACCAACCAGTCTACGACTTTGCATTCCGTGACAGATACGCTTGGGCTACTACTGGCGTAGATGGGCAGGTCGGAGTTACTCGTATAGATCTAGGCACTGAGATTAGTCAGTTAATCTTTGCCTACGTCTGGGACTTGTATGACCCAACAGATACGCTAGGTCACAGCACAACTACTTGCTCCTTTATGGGAGAGACTAACCGTCTTGCATTCTGCAACGCTGGCAATGGAACAGATGGAACTATCTATATCCAGTCAGACTCAGTACTAATGGAGAGCGGTTACCTACGTACAGGCTTTATCCGTTACAACACACTTGAGAATAAAATCTTTAAGTTGGTACAACCTCGTATCGATACCCTTAACGGTGCATTCAATATGTACTCAATCAGCGCTGAAGGCGTTGAGGCAAACATCGGTACCTTTGCACAGGGGGACGCAGTCCCAGAGGTTAACGTCAACTACCCAATCGGTGCTAACCAGTACGTAGCCTTTAAGTTTGAAATGTTTAGAGATGCAGACGATGACACACTTGGACCATTGTTTACTGGCTACCAAGTTAAGGCACTGCCTGCTATCCCACGTCAGCGCTTAATCCAATACCCATTGATGTGCTACGACCACGAGATGGATAAGTTCAACAACGAAGTTGGATACGAAGGATCAGCCTACGCCCGTATGTCTCAGCTCGAAGCAGTTGAGAATAATGGTGACACCATCCGCGTACAAGACTTTAGAACTGGTGAGTCCTATATCGGGCTTATCGAAGAGTTGGACTTTATTAACAAAACCCCATCAGATAAGCGATTCTCCGGGTACGGAGGCTTGCTCCTAGTAACGATTAGGTCGGTGTAATGCAGGCACAAGACTATGCAGCAATCACTGTTGCAGTATGCACGGTAGTAGGTGGCTTCACAGCAGCAGTACGCTGGCTAGTAAAGCATTACCTAGCAGAACTTAAGCCGAACTCAGGCTCAAGTCTTAGAGACTCTGTCAATAGGCTTGAGGACAAGGTTGAGATTCTCTACCAGATTCTGATTCAGCGAGGTGGCAAGTGATTCCATTAGCAAAGCGTGCAACACCGGCTGCTATTGCAGTCCTTCGTCAAGCTACAGCTCTACGTCCTAGTCGTAAGAAAGCTAGCGATGGATTACTTCCATCTAAGGACCACGTCAAGCAGAACCCAAACTCAGACCACAATAGCGGGTATGCAGTAGACGTTACTCACGACCCTGTATTTGGCATCGACTGCGCTTTTGCTTTCATCAAGCTACAGCAGGATAAGCGCGTTAAGTACTTGATATTTAACGGCAAGATCTGGTCAGCTGAAAAAGGCAACCGTGACTACACAGGTAGCAATCAGCATAAGAAACATCTTCATATCTCTATTAAAGAAACGTGTGGCAAAGACACATCACCTTGGTTTGGCTGGATGGGTGAGCCAAAGAAAATCAATAAAGTGAAGGCAGCAGTAAAACCTTTACCTAAGAAAAAGGAAACCAAATGAACGCAAAGACAAAAGCAGTACTCGCAACATATCTACGTGCAGGAGTGGCAGCAGTACTTGCTCTCTATCTTGCAGGTGAGACAGATCCAAAGAAGCTAGGCGCTGCAGCAGTTGCTGCTATCGCAGGTCCAGTCCTTAAGTGGCTAGACCCAAAGGCTACAGAGTTTGGTCGTGGGTCTAAGTAACCCATCAGCGCGAGGCAATGGCCCTCATCCCTTCGGGGGTGGGGGCCTATTTTTTGTTGCCTAAAATTAGACAGGTCCACCTATCCAGTTAAGGAAAAGAACCCCTGGTTCCATTATCGGCAGACCTGTGCAGTTGGTGTTGGTTCAGACCACGACGCCCAAACCAAGCTTATAGAAAATAAGTCGTGCTCATTTACCAACCGCAAATAAACTATAGCAGAAAGAACAAAACCCCTACAGGCCGCGAAGACTGTAGAGGTTGTGTCCAGCACTCAAGCAGGTACTTATGTTTCCCTGCTCAGTGCTTAAAAAATACCAGAGTTTGAATCATCATTCAAGTGGGTCTTTAGACGGTGGCAGTTTGCACAGAGCGTCTGTAGATTCGAAGGGTCGTTGTTCCAACGGTCACCATCGATGTGGTCGACATCAAGCTGACTGATGTGGACTGGCTTGAAGTCACAGTGCTCACAGTAATCTTTCTTATGGACTGTGTACGGATATGAGTACTTGTTGATGGCCTTCTTGTAGACAGCCTTGCACTTGTATCGGCCTCCGAGTGAGGCAGCTTTAGAGTTCCTAAGTTTGACTTTAGTAGGTCCACAGACTGAGCAAATACCCGTCCGTAGGGTTTCATCAATTTCCGAAAGACTGTGCTTCATCACGATCCGGTGGACACGGAACGACTACTAGATTGCCACACGAGAAGCAGGTAGCATCGAGTGCATACCAGACCAGCTCGTAATCCTCAAAGGACGCTGCAACGTTAAAGACCATAGACCCACACGTACACACGTGGAGCGGTCCTAACTGTCTTAAATCGGTCCCAAAAGGCTCAGGAAGGCCATAGAATGGGTCCTTACTGGACCTGAATTTCCGCAGGGTTGGTAGACGGAGCCGCATAGTATCGGGCCTCCTGACTGTCGGCCCTCTAAGGGCCGCTACTGTTATTCGCCTACGGCTCATATTGTAGCCAGACACTGCCCAGTATGTGTCTTGCGACACGCCGATAACTGGTACGATATTCCTATGCCTAGAATCTACTCAGTCAAAATTTTCGGTCAGAGGTACAAGATTGATTACAAGCACCACGACGAAGATAGTTACGGTCTAACTGATTCTCAGGTTAATCGCATCAGTCTTCGTCACAATCTACCTGAAGACAAGATGATCCACGTGCTGATGCACGAGGTTACTCACGCTGTTATCCACGAGTCCTTACTTGCTACACGCAAGCGGTTCGATGTGGAAGAAGTCTGCGACCTAGTGGGATACCACATCGTAGATACTTTACAAGACAACCCTGCGTTACTAGAATGGGTATTCAAATGTAAGCCGATTGAAGTCAAGGAGGAGACAGAATTAAAGAGCTAATTGCATACTGCGGTGTTGCATTCCTTATCGGGTTTGTTACCGCATACGGATTCGATGCCTGGTTACAGTGGATGGATGACCGCAAATGGCGATAGAAGATCCAAAGGAACTACTGCTACACGTACTGCACGCACAAGATGCAAGTCGTGACCGCAGTCAGCAGACAGAGGTAGGCCCATCAGAGATTGGTGGATGTAAGCGCAAGGTCTGGTACAGACTGAACGCACAGCCACATACCAATGACAACCAATCTAAGTTGGCTGCCATTATGGGTACTGCTATTCACGCAGCTATCGAAGAGGCTATCGGCGCACTTGATCCTGAAGGCAAAGAATACTTGGTGGAAACTGAGGTTGCCTATGGTGATATGAAAGCACACGTTGACTTGTTCGTACCTAGTACTGGTGCTGTCATTGACTGGAAGACTTCTAAGATTAAGAACCTTAGTTACTTCCCATCTAACCAACAGCGTTGGCAGGTACAACTTTATGGTTACTTGCTATCTAAGAATGGCTATGAAGTAAAGACAGTTAACCTGGTAGCCATTGCACGTGATGGCGCTGAGAAGGACATCAAGGTACATACAGAACCTTACGATGAGACTATTGCAGAAGCTGCACTGCTTTGGCTTGCTAACGTCAAGGCATCAACCACCTTGCCGGAGCCAGAGAAGGATGCTAGTTTCTGCAAGGACTACTGCCAGTACTACGATGCAACAGAAGAGATGGGTTGTGGTGGTCTAAAGAAAGAACGTATCGTCCTTAGTGAAGTCGTGATTGAGGACGAAGAAGTTGACAAGCACGCACTGCATTACTTACAGTTAGATAGCAAGATTAAAGAGCTGGAAAAGGAACGGGATTCCTTGAAAGAATCTTTACTAGGTTCTACTGGTGTCACTAATAGTGGAGTAGAAATCAGTTGGACAACAGTCAAAGGTCGTGAGACAGTTGATGCAAAAGAAGTTGAGAAACTTCTAGGGTTTGTACCAAAGATTATTGGTAACGAATCTGTAAGACTAAACATCAAAACAAGTGGAGGAAAGTAAATGGCTGCAAACGAAAACACAAAGTTCCAGATCAACTACAAGTTGGCTGACGGAACTCTTATCAACCTTTATGCTGCAGATGTAAAGGACCTAGAGACAGGACTAGTTGACCTATCAATGGTGGCACAGTTGATTAAGTCAACAGCTGCTGACCTTGGTGGTAGTAACGCTACAGCTGCTGCAGTAACTAATATCCAGGCAGCATTCAACGCAACACCAGTAGCAGTAACCAGTACTGGTCAGGATGCAGCAACTGCAACCAAGATGTGTAAGCACGGCGCAATGTCATACAAGAGCGGTACCTCAGCGAAGGGTCCTTGGCAGGGCTATATGTGTCCATCGCCAAAGGGCGCACCAGATAAGTGCGAGACTATCTGGGTTCGTTAATGTATGCGCGAGCCAAGGTTCTACGAGAACCCTGCCTGCGCTGAAGTAGGAGGTGACTTTTGGTTTCCGGAAAAAGCCGACGGGTCAATGAATACTGTAGAGATGGTGATGGCAAAGTCTATTTGCCGTACCTGTCCACACAAAGCTGAATGTGCAGAGTGGGGAATACATAACGAAGTACACGGTATATGGGGCGGTCTAACACAAAAGGATCGCAGACCAATACAAAGACAATTAAAAATTACAATCAAAGGGGAGAGCGTTGCTTGATTTACAGCGTGCGTGGGGAACTGTCCTCACAAAAGCAACGCCTCTTCCTGATGTATGGAGTGCGCTCGCAGAGAAGCAGGTGAAGTTCCGTAGGGGACAAGTCTGTATGGTAGCTGCAGCGCCTAACGCTGGTAAGTCTATGTTCGCACTTATCTATGCAGTAAAGGCACAAGTACCTACGCTGTTCTTCTCAGCAGATACTGATACCACTACTGTGATGTTAAGAGCAGCAGCCCACGCAAGTGGGCATAACCAAGTAAACGTCGAACAGAATCTATCTTCTGATTCGCACTACTACGACAAGCACTTCGATAAGTTAAAACATATCAAGTGGGTCTTTGACTCTAGTCCGTCACTCGATGATATCGAGTTAGAGATTAAGGCATACGTAGAGTTGTACGGCCAAGCCCCTGAGTTGATCATCATAGATAACCTTATGAATGTAGCTGCAGAGACAGACAACGAATGGGCTGGGCTTCGTGCAATTATGATGGAGCTTCACGATATGGCACGCAAGACTGAAGCCTGCGTACTAGTACTGCACCACGTCAGTGAGCAGTCAGAGTATGGCTCACCTAGTGAACCGCCAGCACGTCGTGCTATCCACGGTAAGGTCAGCCAGTTACCTGCCTTGATACTTACACTGGGCTACAACCCAGTCACTGCTGAGTTAAAGATTGCTGCGGTGAAGAACCGCTTTGGCCCACACGCAGCAGATGGCAAGGACTATGCAATACTCCTGGTCAACTATGGTGCCTGTCAGATATCTGATAAGAACGCCTACGGAGCAATGCTCCAGCACGATGCACGGTACGGGTATACTGGTAACTATATTCCAGAAGATGAATACGGAAATGAGATAGCTGTATGACAACTTATATTTTTCAAGCCACACTTCTTTGCGGATGGATTGTATTGTTGTTCTTTTTTGTTGGCAGAGCTTTAGATCAAGAAGGATTGCTATACATTATTGGTGCTGCAGTGATGGTTGTACTAACTGTTGCATTTGTTATTGGGGCAGCGTCTCAAGAAGAAGATAAAGGTCCTTGTCTTAAGTATGAAACTAAATGGACATACAATGCAGGCACTAAAACTACTATGCCGTATCGAACTTGCGTAGAGCAAGGAGAGTGGATCAAGTAATGACACACGATGAATTGCTTAACGATATTGGGATATGTCTTGAAAGCAACTACACCAAGATTCTCACAGACGCTCTTCGTGCAGTAGTAGAATTACACAAGCCTTTTACGCCTGAATTTGGTGGAGGGATTGATTATTGTTTTCGAGATGATGAACCTTATCCTTGCAAAACTATTCAGGCTATTGAAAGGGAGTTAAGCAATGGCTAATACAGAGATTCAGTATCTAAAGAATGAAATCAAACAACTCAAGGCTGATATGGCTAACCTCATTATGGCCTTGATTGAACTGAAAGTATTTAAGATTACGACAGATGAGAACGGTAACCCTGTCTACGATACTGGTAAGAATGAGTAGTCCGAAGTACAACAAGGCTAAGGGTGCAGCCTTCGAGATCGATGTAATGAAATGGTTTCGAGGACTGGGTGTATTAGCTGAGCGCTTACGTCTAGCGGGTAAAGATGACGAAGGTGATTTAGTATGTGTAGTCGCGGGAAAGACATACATACTAGAACTCAAGAACACGGCGAGACTAGACTTGCCAGAGTTCTGGAGGCAGGCAGAAGTTGAGGCGCTTAACTACGCTAAGGCTCGTGGTATTGGGGAAGTTCCACTGCATTATGTTGTAGTTAAGCGTCGCAACGCTGGCATAGATAAGGCTTGGGTGGTCCAGGACTTAACACAATGGTTAAAGGAGAAACAGTAATGCCAACACCACAAGGTGATATCACTAGCACGCAGACTTGGGACGAAGTCCCAGTCGAAGAAGTAGTAGAAGCAGTAGAAGAGGAGTTGCCAAGTGAGCCTGACACTGTTCAAGAGGATTGATATTGATGTTGACTGGTACTTCACAGCAGTATCAGTAGGCTTTACGCTACACAGACGTGGCTTCCAGTTGTCACTTGTCTTCTTTGATATCAGCGTTTACTACATCAGTCCTAAGTACAGAGCTGAGATTGATGAACGGATCAAGGCTGCCAAAGCGATTGTCCACGCTATGGAAGAAGAGCAGTGGTACGAAGGATGATCTGTCAGCCTTGTTGTGATGCAGGCGAATACAATCGCTTGAATCAGTTAAAACTTAGCGAAGCACATCACGAACAATGCGAGGGGTGCGTATGCCAGCACAAGACTGGTCAAGGGTACGTAAGGCGGGAAAGTTCAAAGGCAAAGTAGATGCCAACGATATCCCGATAGATGCCATCGTTAGGTTCTTCGGTGGTGAAGTAAGAGAAGGTAAGTCAGCCAGCGTACGGTGCTGCTTACACTCAGACAGCAGAAGGTCTGCTGTTATGAATACGTACGATAACTTGTACTACTGCCATACCTGCGGTAAGGGTGGTAATGCAGCTAACCTAGTGTGCATACTAGAGAACTTGGAGTTTAAC